TAAAAGAAGCCTATGTTACCATAGACCTCTCATCAGCTTCTGACACCGTTGGTCACAAGATGCTGAAGGAAGTCATGCCACGCAACGCTTTAGCGTGGTTTGATCTCCTTCGTAGTCCTGTCACCACCTTGCCTAACGGCGAGGAGCAAGAGCTTCATATGATTAGCTCCATGGGAAATGGTTTTACCTTTTCCTTAGAGACGCTCATATTTAGCTGCATTGTCTCTTCTGTGTACCACTCCTTAAATATTCGGATGGTACGACCGGTCCAGGAGAGTCCCTTTAAACGGGGGAACCCTGGGAACTTTGGAGTATTCGGTGACGACATAATCGTCGTCCCTGAGGCGCGGCACAGAGTGCTACGTCTCTTGAATATTCTTGGGTTCACGGTCAATCAGGAGAAGTCCTTCTTCGAAGGACCGTTCCGAGAATCCTGTGGCGGCGACTTCTTTCGAGGTCACAACGTTCGGGGGGTTTATGTAAAATCCCTCAAAACACAGGCTAATCGGTTTGTCGCCATAAATCGTCTAAACGAATGGTCGGCTCGCAGTGGTATTGCACTACCGCGAACGATCAAACGTCTCTTACGCTCGGTTCGGTATTTACCCGTTCCGTTGTATGAGAATGACGATGCTGGAATTAAGGTTCCGTTCGACTTCGTTCGTAACATAGTGAAGGATAAGGATACTCAGACTATCGTCTATCGACGATGGCAGAGTAAGCCTTCCTACATTAGATTACGAAATGGAGTCTTACATAGCCCTAGAAAGGTAAAGGCGCGTATACATAATGCGCCTGGACTCTATCTAGCATTCCTACGTGGAGACTTGGCTAGTGGTAGAGACGGGTTCAAGTTTACTTACCCCCAAATCGGAATTAGATTAGGGGTGCCCGTTACTTACCATACAAAGCGTGCAGTCACTTCCAATTGGAATTGGCTGCCAACGACTTCTGAGAGATCAGAAGTTAGCTGGAGGCAGTTGGTCACTGCCCTCTACATTCAGCGGTCGCTGATGTAGAGCCCAGGAAGCGAGAGCTTCCTCCTCG